TCCTATTGCTATTAAATTAGTGTTATTATTTATGTCCACGTTGTATCATCCTCTGTTTGTTCTGTCCAGTCTGTTGTCTCTTCTGTTATTGCTGTCCAAGCATCTGTACTTTCTATCTCTGAGTTCCATAAGAAGTTGGATGCTGAAGAGGTAGACACTGAAGCCTGTATAGTCAATGATTCTGGATAATTGATATTGTTAACAACACCAGTGCTAATAGGCAGTGTGGCATTACCAACTGCTTTCAAAACTGATACTGATATTATACCATAAGTTGCTTCTAATGCAGTGTTAATTAACGTAACTTTATCTTCATCATTTACATTCTCTAAGACTGAAGAGAACGTTGCTGTTGCTGGGTAAACTGTGTTGTTATTGCTGGTAGTTGTGTGACCACTAGATAGTGCAGCTAAACCTGTAGCTAACAGAACTGAAGAACCTGTCCCTGCAGTTGTTATACTCATACTACCTGATACAGGTAACACAAGCACACAACTTGTAGTAAGTCCTAATGCTGAAGCTAACGTGCCATTCAGTAAACTAACCCTGTCTTCATCGTGTAACTCTGACAATAATATCTGTGTAATATCAGCACTAACAGCCATAACAGCAGTAGCACCATTAGAGGTACTTAAAGAACCAGCAACTGTAGCCGCTGCTTGAAAGGTTTCGTTAGCCCATACGTGAGTAGTGCTCCAACTATCTGAACTGTCAGCCCAGGTATTCTGCACCCTCTAGCCTTCTACGCCAGAGTAAATGTTACGTACTCGCATCTGTGAACCTGAATGTCTGTCTCTGCCATCTGCTGCCTGTAAGTCTTTAGTAGCTGCTTTGTACATAGTAAGCCACAACTGAATCCTCTCATCATTCTTAATGAAAGGTTCTGCTTCTAGTAGTGCACCATATAGTAACACATCAGGAGCATTCTCAGTTAACCAGTTAGTTGTAACAGTACCTGCAGTACCATCACCAAGAGACGTAAACTTCTCGTAGAACGCCATTTCTAATTCATACTCTGCATCAGGTATAGGTGCTAGTTGAATCTCGTCTCCAATCAACGTATAGGCACTAGGAAGACCTGATGAACTACCACCGTACAATCTATCTAACATCTCAGGTGTAATGTATTCAAGTGGTTGAATCCTATCAGTATTGATTTGGATGTTACGCATTTGAAGATAACCACCAGGTAATTGGAAGTAGCGTTTACCTGCTGTAGTGTTCATAGTAGAACGAACTTCCATTGGTCTGATGCGTAAATCTCTGTTGATTCTTGCTTCAGCTAACGCAATGAAGTCTGGTATTCTAGCTGTTAAGTCTGACCTATCTAGCCAGTCAGCAACTGCATCTGTTATTCCTGTATATGTGTTTAGTGCCATTTAATATCCTTTAGGTTATGCTTTATAGTTTACCTTTAGTTGTTCTGAATGGGGCATTCTCTGGGTCATTCAACCACACCCTCATCCTTTCTTGGTCATTCCATACACCATCTCGCATCATCTGTTCGACAACAATCATAGGAATGCTGGCTACTTTGTGTGAGAACTGTGTATCACCTTGGTACTGATTACGTCCACCAGCTAGCTTATCAAGGTGGTTAGAAGCTACAATATCTTTAATTTCTTGTGTGTTCTGTGTGGATACACTTGTTAAAGAACCGTCTAAGTTCTCGATTAGTTTTGATTGAACTGCCATACCATCTCCTAATTAGTTTAAGAAAACAGCCCTCCTGTTAAGGAGAGCCGTAGATTTAAACTAACTATTAACCAGTAGTGTACTGAATCTTAGCGTTACCAGCTTCGTTGTTACAGCGTAAACCGTACTCAACTAAAAGCATCTTCTTATCTGAGTCACCATCTTTAGCGATGTCAACAGTTTGGAAGTCACGTAAGAAATCAACAGACCACATATCGTTATCCAAGATGTAGATTAAGTCTTGATTACAGTAACGGTCCAACTGAATGTTGAAAGTACCGAAGTCAGTAACGTAAACTTCTACAGCATTGTAGATTGATTTGTTGTCATCAACAACTGAACGTGTTTCAGAAGCACGACCAGATAAACCAGTTACAACCTTCTTGTTAGTTGCACCAAGAATGATAGTAGATGGAGAACCACCTTCAGTCCAACACTTCTCAGCAGCATTAACGATGTCATCATCAGTAACAGCAGCGTGAGTACCAGTAGTACCAGCATCAACAACGTTAGTTGTGATAAATGCAGCAGCACCTTTAGTAGCACGAGCAGTAGTTGCGTCACCTGCAGCAGCAGCTTGAGTAGAAAGCAAAGTTGTTTCCATATCACGCTTAATCTCTTTAGAAGCTTTAGCTAATTGATATGCCATCTCAGACTTCTTACCAGCTTGGTCAACAGTTTCGTGTGTACCAGTAACTTCAAGAACCTTCTTAGAGATTTGAGTGTAGTTACCTAAACGAACTGTGTCAGTCATAGAAGCTGCACCAACTGCTGCTCCTTCAACGTGCTTGTTAGAACCTGAAGCGGCTACTAACGAGTCAGTCTGCCATTCAAAGAATGTGTTAGATACTTTACCTTTCTTAGCTACGCTAGATAGGAACGGAGTATCCGTTGGTGAGATGTCATAAATAACGTCCGAGATTTGCTCACGAATCGCTTGTGCGTCATACGTTTTAAATTGTGTAGTAGTTGCCATTTGTATTATTTCCTTATATTAAAGCGGTATGCTCCTCATTAGAGCATATCATAAAATATGGAAGCTGCATCATCTTGATTGCCAGACTTCCTTAACCTTGTACGCTTCTTTTTAGTTGCTTCATTATTAGAATCAGCTTTAACCTTACCTCTTCCAGACTTCTGTACCTTAGGAACTTTCTTAAGTGCCTTCTTCTTTGGGGCTACCTTAGCTGTCAGTCTATCAAACTCCATAGCCTTCTTAAGTACAAGAACACTACGGTGGTCCGCTAGTTGGTTGACCTCTTCAGGTAAGTACCCCACGCTGAGTGCAAAATCTCTGATGTCTGCTTTAACAGTGCTATCTGACTTCTCCCACTCTGGCATTACTTGCACTAACTTAGAGAACTCATCCTGTACGAATGATGCTCTTGCTTGTGCTAGATGTTGTTCCTGCTGATGCTGAACAATCCTTTGTTGTTTATTAGTATTAACAACCTTTGCCTGTGCGTCTCGGTATTCATCCTTCTTAAGCATATAAGTATATGGGTCTTCCTCTTTAAGGGTTTCCCAGTCCACTTGTTTGAACTCTTGAAGTTTGGTTTGCTGTTGTTCTTTTAACATATGCAACCCGTTTGCGTACATTTGTCTCTCTTGCTCTAGTTGAGCACGTTCGGATTGAATTGCTTCATTTTCCTTACGTACTTCTGCTAGTGCTTGAGACTTACGAGTATAGTCAGATTGTCTTTGATATCCAGCTTTAAGTTCCTCTAGGTTAACTTCATACTCTTCACCGTCTACTTTAATAGTATAGCTTGTGTCTTCAGTCTCGGTTTCTTCAACCTCTTCTTCCTGAGTTTCCTCTTCACCTTCTTCATCTTCTTCTACTTCTGATTCGGCTTCCTCTTCCGAGACCTCTTCATTTTCGACTTCATCTTCCTCTAGTTCATCAACTACCTCTGACTCGTTATCAGCTGTAGTTTCAGTTTCCTCGTCTGTAGGTTGGTCATTTTCTGATTCCCACAATCCTAGGATTTTATTGGTCGCCTCTTCGGCTGACCCTTCTTGTGCTCTTTCAAACGCTACTTCCATCTGGTTATTCGTTTCTGAATCCATTAGGTTTCTCCCTTAGTTTTTAATAATGTTCTGAATAAAATTCTTGCTGTCCTTCAGCCAGCTTACCAGTATTGATGACACTTTGTATGTGCTCATCAATCAGCCCTAAAGCTTTGATGGTAATATAAATTCTATCTCTTTCTGTTTCTTCACTGATTTTAGTTTGTAGTAACATCTTAATCAGTTCTTCTTTTGTCTCCGCAAAAGCTGTCTTATACAACGGGTCATTAACAAATCTTTCTGCATCCTTTCCCAATTGTATATCCTTCCCTTTCTTACCCATCTACTTCTCCTTCTTATGTTGGACCAATAGCTACTGGTCTTCCCTGTTCCCTCTCTAATATTAACTCTTGTTGTTTAAGAGCTAAGTCTGCTTTCTTAATTTCTAATTCTTGTGCTTTGATTTGCATATCAACTTGGGCTTCTGATGCTTTAAGTTCAAGCTCTTGCTGTGCTAGTTGTGCATCTAGTTCCATCTCTCTCTGTTTAAGAGTTGACTCAGTTTGTAGTTTCTGCATCTTAATCTTAAGTTCTTCTGCCTTAAGTTGCATCTCTGCTTGCTTAGCTTGTTCTTCTGGACTAGGACCTTGTTGTTGTGGTTCTTGGTCTCCTGGGTCTGTAATGAAGTCCTCTACGTTCTTCATACCCATAGCTTTAATCTGTTCAGCAATTAAGTTATATACGTTCTTAGGTTTAATCATCATACCAGCAGCTGGGTGTTGTGCAACCATCTGTATAGTTTGAGCTAGTTGACCTAAGTGCATAAGGTTCATATCCTTGTTACCAAAGCCTAGACCTACCTGTGCAGTACAGTCCATCTTCTCTTTCCATTCAGCAGGATAAAGTGTAGTCCACTTATTATTCAGTCTGACAATCTTCTCAGGAGATTCAAACTTCTGTACTAATTGGTACACACTATTGGCAAGGTCCTTCATCCCTGTCTCTGCGAATACTCTAGCAATCAATTCAATCTTCTGTTGTGCTGCAGTCATTACTTGTGCTACACCAGTAGCAGTTTGGTGTGACTTTAAGCCACCATCTCCAATCCCCATACTGTTCTTGTTAACACCAGTTCTCTCTTCTCTAATACTATCTAAATAGCCCAGCATATTAAAGGAGTTCTGGTCTAGCTGTGGAGTAGCTAGTGGTGACACAGCACCTGGTGTACGTACTCTTACAATACCTCCAGGTCTGCTGGTCATAAGGTCATCCAAGTTGGCTTGACCTTCGACTACTTCATAACGCCCATTATTTGTTAGATACATATTGTCTAACAAGTTACGCATTAAGGTAGTCTTAATTAGTTGAAGGTCAGAGATTAAGTCATAAATACTCAAACCATAAAACTTATGAGGCATTGGAACAGGTGTAAGGGAGGAGAAGGGAACACTGTCCACAGCCTCATTATCTAATAGTTCATCTCCGACCTTCGTTATCTTTCTTAATTCGTCTATACCATCGTTGTCAAAGTCTACCTTGATATAACATTCGGTTACCCAAACACCATCATCAATATCACCATTAGGATAACTAGAGTCACCATCATAATCAAACCTGGCTAATCTCTCAGACTTCCATTCAGCTTCTTGTGCAGAGAATGCTCTCTCCAACTTGGCTTTAGGATAGCCCTGTGCTAATAGCTCAGACTTAGTTTTCTTGACTCTATGCCCAACAAATCTTGCATCTTCGATTCCCTTTGCGTACTTATTAATTAGGAATTCTTCTGGTGGTACAGGCTCAATACAAACCTGACCACTCTCTCTTGTTCTTTTAACTACAACATCGTGAGTAATAGGTTGTGGTAATTGACCCTCAACTAATTCCTCTGTACCATTTGCTGTATGCTCCACTACTTCGATATTATCATCAATAAGTAGTGAAGTAAATTCTTCTTCTGTGAGGTTCTTATATTCCTCTCTTGTTACTTCGGTAGTGTCATCCCAGAAGTGCTTGACAATTCCGTTCTTCTGTAATAGAGCATCTTTGAACCAGCTATAGATAATACTAAAGCCTGGGTTCTGTTTCATAATAACATAATTAGTGTAGTCAGTAGCCTGCTTAGCCATCTCTACATCTTCAGGACCTTGAGGTTCAAACTGTACTACCTTATCACCACCTGTGAATATCTTCATTAGGCTTGGCATAATCCATTCGATTACATCAGCAACATCTCGTGTGACAATTTGAGAACGACCTTCTTGCTCATTACCATACTTCTTACCATAGTATCTATCCATAGCATCAGTACGCTGACGAGTTAGTTTACCATCACCATAGCCAAGAGCACCTTGAATCTCTTGTTCTACGTGGGCGGCTAGTTCTCTCTTGGTCATCTTCATATTTACTTTGTACCTTTAGTTGGTGCTTTAGCTACTTCTCTCAGCAATTCCTTTAGTTCTCTAATGTCTTCTGACATCTCAATAATCTTATTTTCTAGCCACTTCGGATTCATTCCCTTCTCCTATTATATTACCCAACTTAAATCCTGCTTAGGTAATTCCTTACTCCAAGCAGAGTCGTTCCCTGTGAACACTACCTCTGTATTACATAAATATCTGAAACTATCACTTGCGTGTGAAGTCCAGTCGTGGACTGGCTTCTGACTCCAAATCTTCTTCTTATCATCATAAGAGCTACGGTACTGTAATAAAGCATCTATACCTTTCTGACACTTAGTCTCATCAAACCAACATCTATTAAGGGTAGTTCTGACAGTATCAATACCATCCATAACCTTTAACTTAGGTGCAACTTGGAATTCAATACCTAGGCTATATGCTAAGTCTTTCCTGCTTTTACCTGTACTAAATTCTCTTACTACAATATCGTGTGGTGCTATATGTGCACCATAATTATAACCTTTCTGATTTAATAAATCAATATAGTGAGGCAATCCCTCACCAGAGTTCTCGTAGTAATCAATTAAGTTAATTGCCTTACCATCATATTGTGCAAACCATATAGAGGTACTATCAGATACCCCTAAGTCCCAGGCTGTTATTACCTGCTTAGATGGGTCATAAGGTACTTTACCTATACGTTGCTCATCATAAGCAGCTTCCAGCTCTTTGGCATAATATGCACCTCTCAGTGCTGCAGACCAACTACACTCATACTCTTGTTCAAACTCAGACTCAGCCATATCTTGCTGAGCCATCTCTAATTCTTCATCATCTAATATACCAGTCTCAGATGCTTTGAATAAGAATCTCTTCCAGCCCTTCTTCTCTTTAGCTGTGTGGTAAATATCATAGAATTCATTCTTACCCTTAGGTGTACCAATAAAGATACCCCAACCTTTCCTATCTGATAGTGCAGGACGAATAACCTCAGAGTACATCTTAGGATTCATCTGTGCATACTCATCTAAGATGACACCATCAAGATAGATACCACGTAGTGTATCAGGATTATCAGCTCCATATAGTTGTATCCTAGCCCCCATAAAGTCAGCCCTTAGCTCAGCTTCATTAAACTTAACATCTGGGAAATCATACAACAATCTCTTTAATTCATCCCAAGCTACAGTCTTAGCTTGCTTAAATAGCGGTGCTAAGTATGCATATCTTGGTGCTTTCTTACCTAACTGTAAGTCTTGTATAGCTGACTTAATCATTTGATTAATAGCAAATACAGTCTTACCAAATCTTCTGTGACACACAACAACATTGAACCTAGCTAACTCATTGTGTAACTTAGCTTGTAATTTCCTGGGCGTATAGGGTATTACAATTCCCTTACGTTTCTCCTCCCTAGTGTCTAGCATTAGTGGACATTATCCTCACGTCTATTAGCATCTGCAATATCATCTTCATCCTCAGACCAGCTAATATCAAAGTTCCTATCTTCGTGTATAACGTGTTGCTTAGGAGTCCAACCACCTTGTGTCTTAAGCCAGAATGTAGTCATACTAGCTGACTCACCACTCATAGCCATCTTATAAGCAACACCAGCTACAGAAGCAGTCCTCTTCTCTCTAGCTGTGTCTAATGTATGTCTGTAATACTTGACTAAGGTAGCGATTGACACACCCATAATGCGTGCTATAGTATGTTGGTCTAAACCAATAGTAACCATCTCTTCTACCTTTGAGTAGTCGTCATCTGTGGGCTTGTACTTAGTAGTTGTTCTCCTACTTATCTTACCACCCTTACCTTGACTGACCTTAGATAGTCCTGCTCCAGGTCTACCTTTCTTTCTGACTACTTCAACTACTACGTCACTAGGTGCTTTACCTGTCTCAGCAGCAACCTTATATTTGACATCTTCAATTACTTCTTTCTCAGTTTTCTTATTCATAAAATTTATAAAAATAATATTTCAATAGGTGTATTATACCATAAAAGCTAATTGACATAAACTTATTCATTTATAAACCTAAAGTCTTATTGACTATAACCATAAAAGATAACTATATCTCTACTACGTTAGTTATACTTCTGATGTTCTATCATTAGTTGTGGAGTAATTATGTTAGTCAGCTAGTAGGTTGTTACTAATGACTTACTTAG